ATGACTGATTTAGAAATTGCATATCAACAAGATATTGCACCCTGGGATGATCGTGTGGAGGAACTTTCAGACTTTCATGTGGCTGTGTTCCGTGATCGTTATCCTGTGACTCCGGGTCATTTGTTATTTGTGCCACAGTACAATACTGATGCTGGGATCATGGACAGTTTTGAATCAGCCATGCTGTATGGTCGGCGTATGGTGGCTGATGGCAAGTGCAATGCGTTTAACATTGGTATCAATATGGGCTGTGAAGCAGGTCAAACTGTAATGTATCCGCATGTGCATTTGATTCCACGGCGTGTGGGCGATTGTGCTGATCCTGTTGGTGGTGTGCGTGGTGTTATTCATGGGCAGGCCAACTACAAAACAGCAGGCTATCAGAAACCTGCATAAGTATTCTTTTAAGCGGCCTGTCCGGCATCATTCCCGCTATACAAACTCTGCTGCCTGTGCTATAATACATAGGAGGACAATATGGCAAACTTAAATCAAATTGGCTGGGGTTTACGATCAGAACGCTCTGGCAATCAACCTGTACAATACATGTACACCAGCACCAAAGAGTATCACGATGCTTTTCCTTGCGCATACCGTCAATGGCGTGCTGACAGTCACTGCAATCTAATTCACGGTTACTCATTCTCAATGAAATTTTACTTTGGCACAGACCATTTGGATGTGCGTAACTGGGCCGCAGACTACGGCGGTCTTAAAGAACTCAAGCGAACATTAGAAGATCAGTTTGATCATACTTTGTTGGTTTCGGCAGATGATCCTGAACTGGAAACATACAAGCTACTACAAGAGAAGAAAATGGCCAAACTCACAATCCTGCCACGACTGGGTTGTGAAGGCCTAGCAGACATGCTGTACAAGTATGTGAACGGTGTTTACATCCCGGACCTATGGGGTCCGGGTGAAGCAGAGCGTCTTTGGTGTTATCGCGTGGAAGTACGTGAAACCCAGAGCAACATGGCTTTTAGAGAAGGCCATCGCGAGTGGATGGAAGATCTGTTCGTTTAATATAAAAAGGAAAAATCATGTTAGATCGAATCTTAAATGGCGTTGACCGTGCATTGGCCTACAAGCTCATGCTGGCACATATCATTATCATTGCTGTTAGTAACTATGTTGTGCAATTCAAATTTGATATTTTTGGTGCACCATTGGCAGTAGCCGCGTTTACATTCCCATTAGTGGTTGTGTTGACTGACTTGACTGTGCGCCTGCTGGGTAAACAAACTGGTCGCGCTGTGATTGCCTTGGCATTCATTCCTGCTATCATTGTGAGTATGGCAGTGGTCAAACTAGGTGGCGCACCTGACTCAGTTGCATTCCGCATTGGACTTGGTAGTGGATGTGCATACTTTATCAGTAACTTATTGGATGTGTATGTGTTCCAGTACATTCGTGAGAAGTATGCTACCTGGTGGATTGCTCCTGCATTGAGTTCAGTTGTTAGCACATTCTTTGATACCTATGTGTTCTTCTTTACTGCATTTGCCGGCGGCGCCAATGAGTTTATGGCTGCTAACTGGCATATTGTTGCAACCAACAATTCAATCAGCAAAGTTATTGTGAGCCTTGTGGTTATCCTGCCTGCGTATGGTTTGCTATTGAATCACCTGCAGAAGAAAATTGTTGAAGACGTCAAACAGTCTGATTGACAGTGAGTTTACGATACCAACCCAGGGCCTGTCCCTGGGTTTTTAATAGTTGTAATCAGATTACAAAACAGATTAAATAAGCTATGAACAAAAAAACAATAAGTTTTGTACAGCCCAACTTTCAACAAGGGCCTAAAGAATTCAACGCCTACTACTTGCCATATTCAGCAGGCGTGATATTAAGCTATGCCTTTGGGTTTGAGCACATAAAAAATGCCTGGGAAATTGACGAGTTAATTTGGCGCAGAGAACCCATTGAGGAAATTGCCAATCGATTGAAACACAATGACATTGTGGCATTTAGTGCCTATGTGTGGAATCACAGATACAACTACAAACTGGCGCAACGCATCAAGGAACTTAATCCTCGAGTAAAAATTATATTTGGCGGGCCAGAGCCTGCTATCACAGATCCAAAGTTGTTTGAAAAAGAACCGTTTATGGATCTTGTGAGCAAGATGGAAGGTGAAATTACCTTCAAGCGTATACTGGAAGACTTTGACACTGACTTCACTCACATTCCTGGCTTGTTGATCAATACCCCGAACGGACTGGTAGACACAGGTGATTGTGCAAGGATTGACGACTTGGATCAAATTCCCAGTCCGTATCTTGCTGGTATTTTTGACAAGATAATGGCTGAGAATCCTGATGTGATTTGGAATGCCACATTGGAAACCAATCGCGGTTGCCCTTATCAGTGTACCTTTTGTGACTGGGGCAGTTTGACCTACAACAAAGTGAAAAAGTTTGAACTCACCAGAGTGTTCCACGAACTGGAATGGATCGGCGAACACTGCGGGTTTGTCACAATCACAGACGCCAACTTTGGCATGTTTATTGAACGTGACAACATGATTGTAGACAAGTTGATTGAAGTGCAAAAACGCTGGGCTAAACTGGCATCCTTCTCAATGACATGGGCTAAGAATCAAAAGAACGAAGTTGTGGGCATTGTGAAGAAACTGATTGACGAAAGTCCTAACTTTGGTCAAGGTCTCACTGTGAGTGTGCAGAGCATGGACCACGATGTGCTGGAAAACATCAAACGTAGAAACTTAGACCAACACAAGATCGACGAAATCTTTGCTTTATGTGATCGTAGCAACATTCCAGTGTACACAGAAGTTATCTTGGGCTTGCCCGGCGAAACAGTGGAAACTTGGAAGGACGCTTTTTGGCAGATCTTCCGTGCAGGCAATCATACAGGTGTAAACATTCTTCAAGCACAGTTGTTGGAAAATGCTGAAATGAATCTCTTGCAAAAACGAATGTGGAAGTTGGATTCTGTGCCAGTGTATGACTACATGAGTGGTAGTTATGGCGACGTAGATCTAAGTGAGTGCGTGGATGTTGTGGTAGGCACCAAAGACATTCCAAGAGAAATGATGTTGGACACGTTGGTATGGAATAGCTTTATACAAACATTCCATATTAATGGGTTGACCACTTACATTGCCAGATACCTAGCCAAGGCACATGACATTGACTATAGTGAGTTCTACGACGACTTGTACAAGTATGTCCAGAGTGATGTATGGTTCCAACAACAGTTTGCCGAAACACGCAACTACTTTGAAAACTGGACCACAGACGGCCGCATCAATCATCCACGAATTGGCAACATTGAAGTGTTTGGATGGAATCTTGTGCACCGTACAACCTTGTACATGCAACAGCATCAAAAGATCAATCATGTGTTCGATATCATTGACAACTTTGTGAGAACCACATATAATATTGACAGCAACATACTAAATCAGTTGTTGCAGTTTCAACGAAAGTATGTGATTGATTATAAAGATTTACCTGCATTGCCACTCCAACAAAAGTTTGATTATGACTTCCTTGGATACTTGTTAGATAATGCCGACATCAATACACCATGTGTGTATAGATTTGATAGTGTAGAAGATAAAACTATGAGCATGGATCGTTTCTTAGAAAACATGTACTTTGCTCGCAAGCGGAATTTTGGAAAAACAACAATAACAAAAACTAATTCAGCCACCTTACCTGAAATAGAATATGACACCAGAGAACTTATTACCCCCTGACAATCCCATCGACATCAGTATTTTATTGCCCACTCGTGGCAGACCAAAACCACTAGAACAATGCTTGCGCACTCTACTCGACAAGGCCAAAGACCCCAGTCGAATAGAAGTGATGTTGGCATTTGATAATGATGATACTGAAAACATTGCACACTTTGTGGATGTTATACAACCCTATCTTGACGATCTTGGCGTAGAATACAATGCTATACAATTTCAACGATTAGGTTATACACGACTAAATGAGTATCTCAATGAACTGGCTCGACACAGTCAAGGCTCTTGGTTGTTTTTCTGGAACGATGATGCTGTGATGGAAACACAGGATTGGGATCAGGCAATTAAAGACCATGCTCAAGAGTTTTATTTGTTACGTGCCGAAACCAATCACGAACACCCATATGCTATCTTTCCTATCTTACCAAAGAAATGGATAGAGATCACTGGTCACCTAAGCCCGCATCAAATCAATGATGCATGGACCAGTCAAGTGGCGTGGATGTTGGATATTGTAAAAAATATTCCAGTAATGGTCCACCACAAACGATATGATCTTACTGGTGAAAACTTAGATGACACCTTTAAAGACCGTATCATGTTTGAAAACATGCCTGGAGATGATCCAAGAGATTTCAATCACAGTACCTGGAGAAATCGACGAATTGCTGAAACAGAAAAGATTGCCAAGTATCTTGAATCAATTGGTCGTGACACTTCATGGTGGAGAGATTCATTGGCAGGCAAGAATGAAGATATTTGGTCTCGCATGGCAGCAACTGATAAACACAAACGACTAAGACAATGGAAGGTTTAATATTTTGAGCAACGCACTATTAGATAAAATTGTACAGTACTGGGATCGCCAGCCCTGTAATATCAACCACAGCGCCAGCGAAGTTGGCACTGAACAATTCTTTAACGAGAACAGCGAAAAACGTTACTTTGTTGAGCCACACCTCAAAGACCTGGCACAATTTCACTTGTATGCTGGCAAACGTGTGTTGGAAATTGGTTGCGGCATTGGGGCTGATGCAACTGAATTTGCCAAGCATGGTGCTGAATATGTTGGTATTGATCTCAGTAGTGAAAGCATTGCACTGTCCAAAAAACGTTTTGAAGTATTTGGGCTTGAAGGTCAATTCATTCAAGCCAGTGGTGACGATAACCTATCACACTTGGGTAAATTTGATTTGGTTTACAGTTGTGGTGTGTTGCATCACTATCCTGCAATTGACCGAGTTATCGAAAACATCCACAAACTAACAGTAGACGGCGGCGAATTGAAGTTTTTGGTATACGCTCGTAACAGTTGGAAGTATGCCATGATCCAAAAAGGTCTGGATCAGTACGAAGCACAAGCCGGTTGTCCGTATGCCAAAGCCTACACAAAAGAAGAAATCTATCAGTTGCTAGAGGGCAAATTCCAGGTAGGTCGCATTAGACAAGCGCATTGTTTCATGTATAATGTACCTAAGTACAAGCAAGGTATCTATGAATTAGAGCCTTGGTTTGAAGCAATGAGCGAAGAAATGCGTCAAGCAGTTCGCGAATACTTGGGTTGGCATCTACTGGTCAAAGCAACAAAAATATGAAATTAAAAGTCAGTGAACTATTTTATTCTGCACAGGGCGAAGGACGCTTTGTTGGTGTTCCTTCAGTGTTCTTACGCACATACGGGTGCAACTTCACTTGCTCGGGCTTTGGCTGCGCTCCGGGCGTACAGTCTACCGAAGCAGACGAAGTGGCAAAGAACGTACACCTGTACAAAGATTTTCTTGAACTGCCGCTTGTCAACACCGGATGTGATAGCTACGCTTCATGGCATCCTGCATTTAAGCACCTGAGCCACACACTCACACATGACGAACTGATTGAAAAGATGCTGGCTCTTACTCCCAATCATCGTTGGCAACAAGACAACGGCAATGATGTGCATCTTGTGATAACAGGTGGCGAACCGCTATTGGGCTGGCAGCGTGGCTATGAAGAACTGCTGAGTCAAGATGCCATAAGTGATTTGAAGAACATCACATTTGAAACCAATGGTACTCAAACGCTGCAACTAGCATTTCGAAAATTTTTGCAGGAATGGCGCTTCCCTGAACCAGGTGTCACACGAGAAATTACTTTTTCAGTAAGTCCCAAACTGTCAGCATCAGGTGAATCGTGGTCGGAAGCTATCCGGCCAGAGATCATAGCAGACTATCAAAGCAACGGCAGAGTGTACCTGAAGTTTGTTGTCGACAGTGAAGCACACTTTGAAGAAGTTGATCAGGCTGTGGCTGCATATCGTGCGGCAGGCTTCCGCGGTGTAACCTATGTGATGCCACAAGGTGGTGTGGTCACTCCTTACGCACAGAATCGAGTGAATGTGGCTGACTGGGCACTCACTCGTGGTTACAACTACAGTCCAAGATTGCATGTGGATCTTTGGGGCAATGGATGGGGCAAATGACGCCAGACGTCATGTTAGGAGTATTGGATATGTTTGATAAACTAAAAGGTTGGTTTGGCAAAGATGCCAATGTAAATCCGCGGCGCAGCAATTGGCCGGCGCAGCCACCGCCGCCGCCGCCAAAGGCACCCAAAGCCCCGGAAAAAACTGCAAAGCAACTTGCTACTGAAAAAGGAGAACCTTATGTGGCTATTCTCAGCATGGATGTAGATCCCAACAACTTGCATCAAGGTGCATTTGAACTGGACTGGAATGAAATCTTTATTGCTCGACTGGTCAAAGCAGGTTACATGATGAAGCCCACAGACACAGACGGCGATATGGTAGATCGTTGGTTTCAAAATGTATGCAGACATGTGGTAATGGAAACATGGGAACAAGAACAAGCAATGACAAATCCAAGTCGATTTATTAAAGAACGAGACATTGGTGACGGGCGTAGCGAGGTATCGTGATTCTTTATGTGAATGGTGATAGTCACACTGCGGCAGCCGAAGCAGTTAGTTCATGTTGCTTTGCTGAAGATGATGGCAACTATCTCAGTTTAGGCCGTAGACCACACCCGTCTAATTTAGAAGTCAGTTGGGGGGTGCAGTTAGCCAAACTACTAAATTGGGAATTCTACTGTGATGCTGAGTCAGCATCAAGCAATGATCGAATCATCCGCACCACTCAGGAATGGATCAGAAACAACTACGACAAATTGGATCGTGTGTTCATGGTCATACAGTGGAGCACCTGGGAAAGAGAAGAGTGGGAGTATGGTGGACAGACCTGGCAGGTAAATGCATCCGGCATTGATCAAGTGCCTCCAGAATTGCAAACACGCTACAAGGAATTTGTGGCCAACGTGGATTGGAAAACAGCCACTCAGCAGGCTCACAATAAAATTTGGCATTTGCATAACGAATTAAAAAATAAAAAAATACGCCATGTATTTTTCAATGGCAACAACCATTTTGCTGATCAACCAAATCATCATGCATGGGGGCTAGAGTACATGCACCCATACATGCCCATGTTAACATACGACCGTGTGTTAAAAGCCAACGGATTTCGTACTGTTACACCCAAAAGTTGGCATTTTGGCCCAGCAGCACATGACTTTTGGGCCAGTTATGTGCTACAATACATGCATCAACATCAACTATTGGAACCCGATGCGTTATCTGTTAATTGACACCAGCAACATGTTTTTCCGTGCTAGGCATTCAGCACACAGAGCCAGCGATACATGGACCAAGTTGGGGTTTGCACTGCAAGTCACTATGATGAGTGCTAACAAAGTTGCTCGCAAGTTTGGTGCAGACCATGTGGTGTTTGCACTGGAAGGTCGTAGCTGGCGCAAAGATCACTACAAGCCTTACAAAGCCAATCGCGCTGTGGCTCGTGGTGCCATGAGCGAAACTGAAGCAGAAGAGGACAAGCTGTTTTGGGAAACGTATGATGAGCTGACTAAATATCTGTCCGAGAAAACAAACTGTAGTGTTATCCGCTGTGCCACAGCAGAAGCGGACGATATCATAGGCCGCTGGATTGCACTACACCCCCAAGATGAACATATTATTGTCAGCAGTGATTCAGACTTCGTGCAATTGGTTGCGCCAAATGTGCAACTCTACAACGGCATAAACGATCACTTGTTCACAGTAAATGGTGTGGTTGATAACAAAGGCAAGCAATTGGCATTTAGTGTTGAAAGCAATTCAAAGATCAAAGTTGGCAAGGCTGATGCTAACTTTGTTGCACCTGTGGACTATCACAAGTGGGTGCTGTTCTTGAAGTGTGTGCGCGGTGATCCCGGTGATAATGTGTTCTCGGCATATCCTGGTGCTCCAGTTAAGGGCACAAAGAATCGTGTGGGAATCACAGAAGCATTTGAAGATCGCAACAAAAAAGGATATTCTTGGAACAATCTCATGTTGCAACGTTGGACCGACCACGAAGAAAAAGAACACAAAGTGCTTGACGACTATGAACGCAATGTCACACTGATTGATCTCACAGCACAGCCACAATCTATCAAAGATACAATAGATGCAAACATCCGTGAACAAGTCAGTACTAAAGAGGTAGCTATGGTAGGCGCACACTTTTTAAGGTTCTGTGGCAAATACGAGCTGATCAAACTCAGTGAGCAAGCAGAACCAATTGGGCGCTGGCTCAACGAAACATACAAAGGAGTATTAGATGGTAATAAAAGCTAAACCAGTAGTGGACAATCAATTCTGGATTTTAAAACAAAATGATCGTAAGGTAGGCAACATAGAAGCTACCGGTGATGGGTTTTCAGTTAAGATTGACAACCAGGTCACCAATTTCAAAACCATTGGATTGATTCGACAGCGAGCAAACATTGAGTTTGAACAGCTCGAAAAACTAAATGTCAGCAAGTCGGCTGCAAATCATGTGCATGATTATCCAGCAGGATCAAAGGTTTACAACCCCATTTGGAATGTGCAATATCGTTTGCCCCTGTATACTAAAACAGACAAGTCCAAAAGCTGGTTTGCCGCTGGTTGGTATCGTGTGTGTCAACACAAAACTTGGAAAACTGTGCAGAGTCCAAAGTTAATCACCTTGGAACGTTACAAGTATCAAGGACCATTTTATACCAAGGAACAGGCTAATGAATCCCTTTCGTGATCAAGAAAAGTTTATGAAGGCTTGCGATCAGAGCACAGATAATTTCAATCAAGATCAATTTAACTTATACGTTTCATTGATTGAAGAAGAAGCCAATGAACTTGCAGATGCTATCACAGCACACGACAAGGTCGAAACCGTGGATGCGCTAATTGATATTTTGGTTGTTACCATTGGAGCACTACATAGCATGGGTGCCGATGTTGAAGGTGCGTGGAAGGAAGTTATGGCCACAAACTTTGCCAAGATTGATCACGAAACAGGCAAGGTTCGCAAGCGTGAAGATGGCAAGGTACTCAAGCCTGTGGGATGGACTCCGCCTGATCTTAACCCATACGTTAAAAAATGAGCATACACATAAATCGGTTTGTTGACAATGTCAAGGCACACGAATCTCGTGGGGCCAAAGACTTTGTCATTCCCATGCGTGACGCCAAAGACCTACATGCAGACATTACCAAACTGTTGTTAGTAGTAACACAGCTTCAGCAAGACTCACAAAAAGAACAAGTTATCACTGTGGAACTGAGCGGAAAAAGTTTCTAAAACTGCATATATTTTAGCTAAATAAATGTAGGAGTTTAATTAATGAGTCGTCCAAAACCTCAGGTGTTGATCGAGCATACCGACAAACAAACATACAAAACTGAGCAAGTTCTTGCGGCTACAGGAGTGTGGGCAGTGTTTTACAACAACCAACCTATCAATCTCAAAACAGCCAACATGCTCACGCAATACCCAGGACCCAAGTATAAAAAAGTCAGTTTCTCCAACAGCGGACATGCCATCAATTTAGCTCGCAAACTCAACACTCAGTTCAAAACGGACAAATTTACTGTGGTGCTACTCAAGTCCGGGGATAAGATCTATCCCCATGCACGATAAATTTTCAATCACTCGCCGGATACTTGAACATCTTCCTGAAGACGATCGTCCTACCTATGACGAAGCCTGCAAGTCATGGTGGATGAACTTTAGAGAAGGTGGGGGCATGCGATTGACCACAGCTGGTTACATGGCATTAGGTACTGGAGACTTTGAGACCTACTCATTTGCTGTTCCGACCAGCATTGTTGCTATTGCCAAGCATTTGTTAATTTTAGACAAAAAATTAGATTGTCCCTACTACATTAAGATTGGCAAAAATCCACATATTGTTTTGTTTGGCAGCAAGCAGGCAGTGATGTTGGCCATGTACAACGACTTGGAAAAGTGGTTGACCTTTTTAACTCGTACATAAAAAGTAGTACTTTTTGTAACCCTAAAAAGTAGTACTTTTGTAGTAGTATTTTTGGTTGACCAATAATGCCCGAAATGCTATAATACACACATGATGAGAAAGAAACGTACTGATCGCAGCCACATAGTGTACTGTATCCAAATTGGATTCGAGTACTACATTGGTATTACCGCAAAAACCCAGCGCACAATCACAATGTCGCTCCGTAGCCGTGTGAACAAGCATATCTACCGTAGCCGCACTGAAGACAAAGCATGGAACCTGTACGAAGCAATTCGCACAAACGGTACCGAAGCAATGAACGTGGCTATCGTGGACATTGTGCGTGGCAAAGATGCCGCACACAAGTTGGAGCGCGAGTTAATACAAAAGTATGCACCTGCGTTGAACACCGATGTGCGTGTGAAGCAAAACGGTTGACTAATAATCGCCGTTTTGCTATAATACACACATAGACAACAAAGGAGCCCGTGATGATGACTGTTACTGTAGCACAAATGATTGAGGCACTCCGTGCCCTGCCAGCTGATGCTCAGTTGGTAGTAACCGAGTCCGGTTATTATTCCTACGGTGAGTTTGCAGAGATCATGTTGCCGGAAGTGTATACTCCGGAAAATGATTTGACGCCAGGTGCACCCGTGTATCGTATCGGACATTCACATCAATCTTATTAAGGAGCCCCAAATGACTAACTGGACTGACCCTATCATACATTGGAATCAACTGCCTGGCACGGAAGTCAAACGACTGTTGGCCACTTGGGGCATGGACGAAAAAGCCATAGCCCGCTATGATGCCAAGCATGGCTTCGCACCGACACCGTTGAAAGTGCCTACACCTGCAAAGGCAGTAGCCTCAAAACCTGATGTGGTTACAGTGCCAAAGGCTCCGGCAAAAAAGGCTGCACCTGCCCGGCCAGCCACTCGTCAAAAGCATGTGGGTGCTGACGGTGAAGTGAAGTTTGTGGAGCACCGCAATCTGTTTGTGGGCTTCTGGGGTGGCAAGGTTGTTGTAACAAAACGCACCGAAGCCGCATGCCGTGAATTTTTAGCAAAGGTAAACACAAAATGAGCAAAGAAATTGAACTGGTGCCCGGTGGTGGGCGTTATTATCGTGCCATGACCTTTCACTGGGTAGTTGTGGCTGTGTTGATTGTGCCTGTGGCTGTGGCTTTGCTGATAGCCCTTGTAAATCCCTTGTGGTTCCGCAGTGCCATGTTTGACTGGGTCGAGCGCGGCGTAAACCGACTGAGCCAGTGGCGCAATTATCAAAAGTATCGCATCTACTTGGGCACTGATCCCCGGATGTGGCACACCTTGCGTGGTGATTTGAAATGAGAACAGAATCACTATTTTCTGTTCCGTTGGCCATCTCTGTGTTAGACAGAGAACTCACTGAGAAAGAAACAGACTTTATTGTATTACAAGACAACTACCAAAATCAAGGCAACAAGACTACCTATAACAAACAGGTACTCAATGCTCCAGAGCTATGTTTGCTCAAAGACTTTATCGAACAAGAAATCAAAACATACTCTGATTCAGTTATGTGTTACACGGACATAGAACTATACATCACTCAGTCTTGGATCAACTACAATAATCCAAAAGAATTTCATCACCAACATTATCATGCCAACAGCATAGTATCTGGTGTGTTCTATATTGCAATCAATCCAGATGACAAGATACGATTCTATGATAGAAAACCAAAAGATGCACTAATGTTCAATCGATCATCATACAACCAGTACAATTCAATTCACTGGTGGTGGCCTGTCAAAGCCAAAGAGTTATTTCTCTTTCCTTCCAGTATGGAACACGGAGTGCCTGCGATAGAAAATGCAGAACAGCCAAGAATCAGCCTGTCATTCAATACTTTCTTCAGAGGAAAGGCTGGTACCTATGACGAAGCAACACTGTTGGAGTTAAAATGAACGATAAAATGTTTGAACTATTGGCTCAAGCCCGGAATCAACCTGTTGATGTGGTCAAGGCTGCACCTTATGGATCGGCCATGCTTACCCCTGCACAATTGGAGAAATACACCAAGTTGGTTATTGAAGAATGTGCTAAAATAACCAAAGAACATTTTGGAGTTGCGGAATGAATGATTTTGAAGCATTCTTGGTATTCTATGTGATACAGCCTGCCCTGTTTGTGTTTGGTGTGGCTGTGTTTGTGTTTGGCGTTGCACAATATTTTTGGAGTTAGTGTGCCTAAGTTATACATGTTGGTGGGAGTGCCAGGATCAGGCAAAAGCACCTGGATCAAAAATCAAATCTGGGCTTTGGGCTTGCCAGTGGTCAGTACTGATCCGTGGGTGGAAGATCATGCCAAGCGAGAAGGCAAGACTTCTTCAGAAGTGTTTGAAGAATACATGCCCATCGCTGTTCGCATGATGACCAACCATGCACTTGTGGCACAGGCCAATGGCCACGATATCATCTGGGATCAGACCAGCACCACTCGGACCAGCCGTGCCAAAAAGTTTCGCATGTTGCCAGAATACCACGCCATTGCTGTGGTATTTGCCACGCCTGAGCCAGAGGAGTTGGCACGACGATTGGCCAGCCGCCCGGGCAAAACAATCCCACCTGAGGTGATTGCTCGCATGATTGAGGACTGGGAAGAGCCCGACTTGTCAGAAGGTTTCAAAGAAATTTGG